GACTCCATATGTGTACAGTCCCTACTTCACCTGTGGCTTCCACACCTGTAACAAATATGTTTACCCCAAGCCCTACAATTACATCGCCAATAGCGCCAGTAGCTTGAACACCGGTAACCGGCACTCGAATAATTAGGTCTACCGTTACTGTACCAAGAGCTGTAGTCCCTTGAACACCAGTTAGGGCTACGTTTGCATCACCCCCTACCGTTACAGAACCTGTTTCTACAGTTCCAGCTACACCCGTTACGGCGACTATGGCATCAGCATTTACCGATACCGTACCTATAGCACCAGAGGCTTCTAACCCTGCTGGGGTTACATTTGCATCCCCTGATACTGTTACTGTCCCTAGAGCTGTGGTTCCTGCTACTCCTGTGACTGCAACAATAGCGTCAGCCGATACAGTTACATTACCTATAGCACCTGTGGCTTCTAGCCCTGACGGGGTTACATTTGCATCCCCGCTTACCGATACTGTACCTATATTGCCTGTGCCAGCAACTCCTGTAACAGCTACTATCGCATCGGCAGCGACACTTACATTACCTATTGCTCCGGTTGCTTGGACACCATCAACATTGACAATGATAAGGGGGGTTCCCCAAGAACCTTGCCCCCAACTAGCGCGTCCCCAGCCTTCGTATGTCGTCGAAGATGGCATTAGTTATGCCTAAGCAATCCTGATAATGGCGTTAGTAGCATCCGCTGTCGGGAAAGTAATCTGAAAATCACCTGCGGAAGATCCTTTATCACCACCAAAATCAAGTACCGCAACCGCAGGGGTAGACCCACCTGCTTGGTAAATTAAAGCCCCAGCAGCGGTAATTGTCGCCGTAGTCCACGTAGTTGTATTAAAACTAAGAAACGCCGTAGTACCCCCAGTAGTAGGGTTGGTAGAGATAGACAGCGTGTTACCCCCCGCAGTATACCCTGTGCCCGTGACTTCGTTGCTTGTAGTGTACGCAGTAGTAGCAGCGTCCAACGACGCGCTAGACGTATATAACGCGATCTTATAAGACTGCGCTGTGTCACTACTAAAATCCATTTCTCCGTCAAGTAATGCTTGCTTGAACGAAGTACACATTGCCTGTGTAATTGCCATGTTAAACTCCTTAAGTTACTGGAACCCGTAATTGTCCTGAACGGAATGCGTCTTCGCGCAGTTTGCCATCCCCAAGATTCTTGAGTAGGCCAAGAGCCTGTAAAAATAACCGCTCATACAGAGCTACAAGATCAGGTTCACCTTTCATAAACCGTATTGCTTCAACTAACGCACCATTCAATAATGCACTGTCAAACTCATCACCTAACCACGTAGTACCTTCGGTAACGATAGATTCAGGGTAATACCCATAATGCAGCTCTACCGAGTACCCACTATCCGGTGTTGGCCCAACAATAAACGCATCGTCGTTAAAGTAAGCGTAATGCACCGGTAAACCAGTAGAAGTGGCGTTAGGGTATGCTTCGCGTATGAAGTTAACGTCTTTGTTAATCAAGTACGAATAGTTACCACTGCCATCAATTACGGCTAACGAATACGACCATAAAAAATCAGCCGGTGTGTCTAGGTATTTATTATCTGTGGTCAACGAACCAGTAACGTTTTTACGTAACGCAGGTATCTGTACAGTATTGTAGATCTTCTGTTCCGACTGTTCAGTGAACAAAGCGAGTTGGTCATCTGTAAAAGTTGTTTCACAAATGTCCTGAATATCTGCTTTAAGCTGCGTGTAGTTCATGGTTTAAGCCATCGGCCCTCGACACATGAAACCTTTAGTCGCAGCGCCAGCACCGCGCATCTTAACACCGGACGTTTTAACGCCTTTCATGCTTGGCTTGGGGCCATAAGACTTAACACCTTTGTCTTTATGTACTTTTACTTCATCCATGCCAAAAACGTTTTTAGGGTTATACATCGTACTACTCCTATGTAATCGTTATTGTAACTGTACCTACTGATCCAGTAGCCACTAAGTCGTTAGGGGTTAGACCAAACGGATCATTTCCGCCACCTACAGGGTTCCAACCCCATTGTATATCTCTACTACTATAAACTCCTGACGTACCTAAACTTCTATCTGGTCTAGGATTTCGTATTGCCTGTGGATCACTGACCGGAAACTCACCTAGTTTAAGCTGTGGTTGACCCGGATTCCAACATTCGGGGCACGCTTTTATCTGCGTATCTCTGTCCTTAACAATTAAACTTTTTAACTCTTTTAGTTTGTACTGGAACCCACACACATCGCACATGGCGATGGCTTTCTTATCAGAAGCAAACCGCGTACCCATTGTTAGATCCTACCTGCGCGAGGTACAAACCTGATCGGGGCTTTTTCTCTGTCTTCTCCTGCCGCAAGTTCAAACTGTTCTTCGTACGCTGCTTTAAGCATAGGTACTCTTTCCATAAACTCAGGAACTTTCATAGCAATATGGTAGGCCAGACCCGCTACTAAACACGGAAAAAACCTAAAATTCATGTCGGCTGTCTCGATACCGTTACCTGCGTCTTGTACACGCCGCATACGCCAATAAATTATCTTGTAACTCTCAACATTGTCCGGGACGGGCCATACAGTTACCGAGGGGACTTGTTCCCAGTACGCTGGTATAGCGGTACCACCCACGGTATGCGTCGCTGCTGTGGTGCCCTGCTGGCCTCTAAAGCAGTTCTGTAACACGTTACCGGTAATGTAACTGTAGTTAATAATCTCGTTCTCTAACTTGATAAACCCCGCAGGAGGTAGACCAGCCACCCCACTTAGCGTGATTGTCGTATCTGTGCTGGATGCGGTAGCAGCTAACGTAAGACCTGTCGGGTAAGTTTGCCCACTGTCCCTGTGCACGACGACTTGTATAGGACGAGCCTGTGTTATTTTGTTGGGTATTGACGAGTACGTACTGATACTAATCCGACTCAATGTTAGGTCAGATTGCGTAGTCTGATTGTTCGCACCCGTCCGAATAGAGTGCTCCAGTAGGTCAATGGTGTCGTCCGGTAAAGCGTATGTAGACTGTCCTTGCACAAGATCCAGTGATCCCTGCTCGATAGTCCACATATTAATGCCGCGGTTTTGCCACTCAATCGTCATCAGATTCATAGAACGACGTGCAGTCTGTAGGTCATACCCAGACCGTAGCTCCCGCCCAGCGCGTTCCCACGCCTCTTCAGCGATGTCTGTGAACGGCATATTAAATGCTGTTGTGCCTGATGTAGCCATTATTTTTTCCAGCCGTTTCTAGCTTTTTCTTTAGCCTTCTTGGATAAATCCCCGTAGTGATACAGTTTTTTCGATGTTCTAGACATGTTTTTGCCTGTCATCAACGTACCATCAGGGTGTTTGTGCATTCCACCTTTATGTTCTGCACCATCTTTGAAGTAATGTTTTACACCTTTAGCCACTTCGTTTCTTCCTACGTAGCGGTGTTACACGCTTCGGTTTACCCGCTGGTTGACCCAGTTTCTTCTTCTGGGCTATCCGTTTGGTCTTCTCCGCTTTGGTCATTTCAGAAGACGTTTTAGGTGTCTTGGCAGATACCCGCTTTGTAGGTCTACAATACGGTGTACCACGCTTTTCACCCTTGGTTCGTCCACAGTCTTTACCGGTACGAACGTCCTTCCAGTCTTCTTTAAACCAACGTTTTAGGGCTGCACCCTTTGCGGTCTTTCTAACGGCCACTCTTATTACCCCAGTTTTTAGCGCCTTTCTTGCGGCATTTCGCAATAGCGCCTGAAGCGTAGGCGGACGGAAAGACCTTATAACGTGACTTAACCTTGTTATAACACGCGTCTTTAACCGAACCGCCTTTTTTGTAGTAACAGCGCATTAGCTACCTTTCATACTTACCATTTTGGCTTTACGAACGCCTTTGGTAGCACAACCCGCTCCACGGACTTTTCCACCAGACTTGTAGATTTTACCGCCAGCTTTTCTACCACCACCGCCTCTGCGACCAGCACCACCTGCTGCTCTGCGTCTAGCTCTAGCGGCTGCTTGGCGTCTTTGCTCAGAAGTAGGTTCACTAATGCGTTGTGGCCCCATAGAACCAGTCCTAGGCATACCTGCATCGGGAGCACTCATGAGCATTTCACCGCCCATAACACCAGCGCGTGGGTTAGCCATACCAACAGGCATACGCCCACCAGCTTGAAATTTCATGGCCTTGTCACCAGCAAACTTACGTCCGCCCATTGACTTCTCCATGCCTTCACTCTCATCACGACGAGATTTCATGGATTGTTTTTTCTTACCGTTTTTAGCGCCCATAGAATCATCTAGGCGAGCGTTATATCCTTGCTTCTTCATGTTCGTTACACCACCTTCGTTTAGTTTTTTTACTCCACGACCCTTTAAAATGTCGGCTTGCGTAACCTTACCGTCGCCAGTTAGGTCAGGAAAACCACCAGATTTATACTTCTTCATCTTCATGAATTTCTTTCCAACATTTTTTGGGACACCTACTTTTTTAGCGAATTTAGGGTTGTTAGCTACCGCCGCCATAAACCGCTGTTGTTTTCTAGATTTAGCAGGCATTACCACTTCACCTTATCAGCCCAATACGCAGCAGAACTCTTGCCTTTAGCAATGTTTCTACCATGTCTGGATTTAAAAGACTTGCGTTTCGCCTTCATACGTGCAGATTCACCCTTTTTAGGTTTACCCGCAGTACTAGCACCTTGTTCTCCAAACCTAATAATTTTCTCTTTACCACCCTCGCATGCCTTTACAACATGCGATTTTTTAGGGTGGTTAGGAGTTCGGCGGGGCTTATTACAAGCCATACCTTTCTTATTTATTTGACCACCCGCTTTGTAGTAGGCACGCATCTGCGTTACCTATAGAAAACAGTCGCTGCTGTACAAGCAGTAAAGGTCGAAACGTAAACGTCATCAGGACATCGGATACCATCATCGGGGATATTGACCGAATGCGT